CCAACGGTCTCGACGTCTACCGTTGTCCCCGTGGCCGGATCAAACGTCGATTCGGTGCTTTTCACACTGACAGTGTTGCCGAACTTCTGGATTAGCTGCCTTGCGGTATTGGCGCTGTTTTGGTAATCGAATGTCGGCATTATTGCAGCACCTCCACATAGAAGACAGGCACGAACGCCTCATCACCGCGATCCATATCCAGATAGTACGACCATGTATCAGGATCAAAACCTGTCACAGTGGCGCGTTCGTTCCATTGTGGTATGTAGACCTTGCAGCCTATGATGCCGTCCATGGTTACGCCCTCGTAACTGTAAACGTAGACCCACCAGCCGCGCCGGAGAGATACGGTGCCAACTTAGCGCTAACTGCCCGGCTCACGGTGATCTGACTGGAGCCGTCTTGATACTCAATCTCCAGATCACCCACCTTCTCCTTTTTGACGCCGCTTGTGATGCTGCCCAATGGTGAAGCCCCTGCATCAATCGCCAGTGCCACTTCGTACTCGGCGTTTACGATCTGAGCCGGTACTGAGTCGGACGCCAACAAAAAGCCGTCCAGATAGACGCCTGTTCGCGGCCAACGCGCATCTGCCGATACAGCAGCACCCTTGTAGCTCTGCGCTTCGATGTAGTCATGCGCCAGCGTCAGAAGTGTAGATGGTGTGCCAGTCAGTGTAATGCCGCGCTCGGCAGCGTAGTCGGTTAAGCCCTGTTCGGTGCCGTAGGTCATGGCTGCTATTCCTCGTTATCGGCCACTTTGCGCGTGCGGCGAACAGGCTTTGGGGCTTCGGGATCAATCCAGTCTG